AATGATAGAACTCCATTTGTTTCATTAGATGTTAATGATAATTTATCAGCTTCTAATGGATCGGGGCAAATAAGAATATCAACAATTAATTCTGGAAGAAAAATAAGTTTTTCAATATCTGACCCTAATGTTTACTATCAGTTTGCAAAAAAATCAAACGACTCTAAATTATATTTAGAATCATCCGTTGATGGTGGAGCGAATTTTACAAATTTAATGGTTTTTGATCAAAGCGGAAATTGTGCCTTGCATGGAACTACAGGATCTTTGACTCAAAAATTTTTAGTAAGCGGAGAATTTGTAGAATTTCAAAATTCTGGTAATTCAATTGTTTTTGATCCATATGATGGAGAAATAAGAACTAGCGCTTCAGATGAGCCTTTATTATTAAATTATAGTAATTTAGGAAACGTTATATTAGGTTCAGATGCTGTTTTTATTGATAATGATTCAGTTGATCCAAAAGTTGGAATCAATACGACTAATCCAACAGCTACACTTACCGTAAGCGGAGCAGGACAAACAACTAAATTAGAAAGCAATACTAATGTTTCTGTTTTAGGTTTAGGCAATACTGTAGATTCTGGATTTTTTGGAGTTGTAAATAATAAAACTTTTTTTGGTCCTTCGTCTGGTGGATTAAGTATTTATAATGTTGTATACGATCATAGTAGTGAAGGATTGCTTGGTGTAGGGACAACAGGCCCACAATATAAATTAGATATAACTTCTGATGCTTTAAATACAGTAGCTCATTTCAGCAATACTGGAACTGCAAAAACATGTGAAGTAATTATAGCTGCAAATAAAGCATTAGGTGGAGCAGATACTGGTCCAAGAAATTCTTTCTTAACATTTTCTAGATATGATTCTGCCATAGATACAGATAAATGGTCGATAGGAAATATTTATGTTGATCCAACGTTTGGTGGTAGTGATGATTTCGTATTTATAAAAAATGGATATTATGGAGCAAGCCCAAATGTAGTTGCAAAATTGAGCAGTGTTGGAAATTTAGATATTGATGGAAGATATACTACAAATGATTCTTATTGCAAAGGTCAATTTGTGCAAGTTTATAGCAGCAGATTAACTGGAACAGCAAATATTTACATAGATCCATTTGGGGTCAATGGTTCGTCTACAATATCTAGTGGAAATTTTAATACAAATTCTCCATTTGGAGTTTCAGTGTATAATGGAAAATTAGAAAGATTGATGGCGTTTACATCGGACGATATAACTGGAGAAAATGTAATTTTTCAATTTTATGCCATAACTCCAGCAGCAACAAGTGTTGATGGTTATAACAATATTGGTACAACTGGAGACACATCAAATGTAAAATGCAGTGGAACTTTTACGTTATATGCAAATCAAGTTTCACAATTGATATTTCCAACTTTTGGAACATTTAATTCTGGACAATTATTACAATTTAGATTATTTAAAGATGACTATACTGCATTAGCATATCCAGTTACTTTAACAAGCTCAATGAAATATACAATTGTTTAATGAGTAAATTCATAAAATATGAAAATTTAGATTTTAGAATAAATAACAATGTTTTTTATTCTACATCTGTTGAAATTTCTATTCAAACTAATATAGAACCAGTATTGTTATCTGATGGTTCGTTATTAAGATATGCTCCTCAAGGTACAATTGTTGGTTCATTAACAACTGAGTTTTTTTTAACTGGTGCTTTTCCAAGTTATCTGATTCCAACTAGTTCGACAGAACAATCTGTTAATGCTATTTTTGCTGGCGTTCAAATAGAAAACTGTTATTTAAAAAGTATATCTTTTCAAGCTTCGCAGTTTTCTCCAATTTCTTTGAGTGCTGAATTCGATTGGTATGGTCAAATAAATAGCAGAGATAGCACAAACAATTTAAAACCTTTTTATACGGCAAGAAACGCAAGCTTAAGCGAAATATCTCATTCTAATAGATCTTACATTAGTGATTTGACAAATGTTTTTGGTTTTTCAGAAGTATTTGGTTTTCAGTATTCTGAACAGTGCAGTAGAATTCCATTTTTTAAAAATGATGAAATACTTCCTTTCAGAGTGGCAAAAACAAATAAAACGAAAAATGTAACAGTTGATGGTAACTTTTTTAGACAAAATAATGTAAATAGTATAGAAGGAAAAGATGTTAGTTGCGACTTATTTTTAAAAGATTATAATAACACATTATTAAATAATTTTAATGTTTCTGGCAAAATAGAATCTAGAGGTTTATCTGTTAGCAATAATGGAATATTGCAAAGTAAATTATCTGTAATGCAACGTTTAGCGCCATTAAGGAGTTCATTATGAGCAAATTTTTAGATACCCAATTCTCAGTTACAGGAATAAAGAATTTTGATATTTCATCAAGTTATACTAAATATGACTTAGTTGATTTTGAATATTATACTGGAGACGCTAAAGATCCTAGAAATTTAAGTGGATTGTTTGCTTGGTTTAATATCGATGATCTTAATAATTTAGAATTTGATGTTTCTGGTAGAGTTTATAAATGGTATAATAATGCTCCAGGTCATGAGGTGGCTCAAGATTTGCATAATACTGAAAACATAATTTGGAAAAAACCAACATATAATAAAAATAATAATTCAGTAACATTTTCTTCTGATCTTGCTAAATATGAATATAGTAATCTATATACAACAGGAAGCACTAATCCTGGAGACACGCATTTTAAAGGATTTTCAGACACTGATCGTTGCTGGTTTTTAGTTTATGAATTTGAAGATTTAAGAAGAGGAGATTATGGTCAAAGCATTAAACCAAATATATCTTCAATAATAAATACTTTTTACACGGGCGCATTATCTTATGGCTTTATCGGTGTTTCTGGAAATAATGAAATTTATAGTTGGAACTCTAGCGTTCCAAAATCATCACAACAATTTGTTATAAATGTAAATGCTGCCGCCGAAAATTCTCCTAATGTTTTAAATTCTGCGTTTTCATCTGCGAAGCTGATTAAAAATAAAAATATACTTTCAGTAATAAAAAATAATACATCTAATAATTTAAGGGTAAGAAATAATGGTTTCGAAGTTCTAAATACTACCTCCGCTCAGTATTTTCCATCGGGAGCTACAAGTTTGAGACTTGGATTGGCGGGAAACAGTCATTCATCTAATAATGATTTGTACAATTATGATGCTGCGAATATTTCTTATTATGAAATTTTAGGTTTTTCTAAAGTTCCAACTGATAATGATATATTAGCTATAGAAAAATATTTGTTTGAAAAACATTTTATTAATGATGATGGTTTATACATAGTGGCGAAAGATAGTTTTACGGCTTCTAATTATAATTATTCTCCAATTAATATAAGCGGATCAGAATATTTCACTAGAGATATAGACTCTATTTTTAATAAAACTTATGGATGTTCTGCTTCTTTTAGTACAAAAGCTCAAAGAATAAGTTATGGAGATGGATATGTAATTAATGTAGTACCAAATATAAATAATTTAAATTCAGAATTTAATTTATCTTATGATGGTTTAACAGATAAACAGGCTAAATCTTTGATAGGATTTTTTCAAAATACTTTTGAGTATACTCCTAAAAATATAACAGATTCATACGAAAGCGTAAATATGGAATTATTTTTTCCATATAAAAATAATGCTAAGATTTATTTTTCTGATTTACAGTATAATTCAGTAGAAGCTAATTTGAATAAAATAGATATAAAATGTATTTCTACATACGATTCTAGTTTAGATTATAAAGGATTTTTAGTAACTGGTGAAAATGTGACTAGTTTGTTTCAAAATAATAAAAGATATTTTTATAATGATGTTGTTTATTTTGATTCTACGGCTTCTAGTAATAGAGATTATTATTGGTTCACAGGTGCAAATAATACATTTGTAACTCATACAACAAATCCAACTGGAGCGAACAGCTTATTTACAAGATCTTTTTATTTTAAGCCTGACTTAAATTTTGATGTTCCAATAAATCCAAAATTTGTAAAAACCGAATACGATTCATCTGCTCCTGCTTTTGAAAATTATGGTATAAATAAAACATCTTTAGAGTTTACTTTTACATATAATAATAGAAGCGATAAAGAAGCTGAAGCTATATTAAAATTTTTAGATTCTAATGCTGGTTTTAAGATCTTTGAAATGACATTGCCAGAGCCTTATAATAAATTAATCGATGTGTATTGTCCAGAATGGAATCATACATATAAGTTTAAAAATAATCACGACATATCTGTAAAATTTATAGAATTTAAAGGTAAAACTGATTCTGACATTTTTTTTAACACATTATTATCGCTATGACATATATAAATTTAACAGGTAAATTTATTGGTGAGTGTTTAACTGGTTTTGGTACTCATTGGCCTATAACAATAATAAACAGTGGTAATTCTGATATTAATTATTTATTTGATATAAAAAACGATTCTGATAAATTATTTTCGTTTTCTCAATCTTCATTATTAATAAATAATGGTGATAGTAAGATTGTAGATATTTTTTATAAACCAAAAGAAGTCGCATCCGCAGTGAATGATGAATGTGATTTTTTAATTTATAGCGAATCAGTTGAAGATGGTACTCCAGATCCAAGCGGAGTTATTACAATTGAAATAACTGGATCAAGAATAATAAATAATACTGGTGGACATGTAAGAAATTTTGTTGCTTTAAAAAATTATGACATAATAAATGGAATAAATTATAATTTTATTTGGTCTCCACCAACTGGCACTGGAACTTTAAAAAATTATTTTTTTACAGGCTATCAATTAGATATTTCTAAATATAATGATTTTTCATCTATAGAATTTACTACGGGTTTTAATATTGCAGAAAATACAGATAAAAATCCAAGATTTGGTGAATATTACGGTTACGATTCAGAAGAAAAGATAGTTAGAAACGTATCTAAAAAAGATTTTACTTCTATAGCTTTAGAGACAAATTATTATGCTCGTTTATACACATATAGCGTTGGTAATTCTGGTATAAATATTTTTGCTTCTGGTATTGAAAGTTTAAATGATCAGTTATCTAATGAAATAGTTAATGGTTTTTCAGGAGCCGCTGCTACGCGTCCAAATTTAAAATTTGAAAAGAAAATGCTAAACGTTGTTGTTACTCAGGGTAATTATGTTAACTACGATTTATATCAAAAAATATTAGATTCAAATAGTAAATCTTCAGATTTAGGTTTTTATTCGGGTATAAATGTATATTTATCTGCTGGTAGCACTTTTCTGTCTAGCGATGAAAATAATTATGCTATAGATTTAAAAAATGGTATTTTTCAAAATTTTTCAGGTAATAATACTGATGGTACAAATATAAATATTTATATTCCTGAAAGAGTATCTATTATCGGCAATCATGGTAAAGGTGGAGATTTATCTAATATTTTAACTGATACTGAAAAAAGAGCTAATTTAAAACCAGTATTTGATGCATCTGTTTATTCTACCGCTAATGGAATGTCTGATAGTAAAAAAGGAGGAAATTCTTTAAATTTTAATAATAAAATTTCAATCATTGATGAAACAACAGTTAGAACAGATATAAATTATAATGTTTTTATTCAAAAATCATCGCAGATAACTGCTGGTGGTGGAGGAAACAAGGCTGGTGTAGGGTTATTGGGAGGTGGAAATGCTTATATAGGAGTAGGATCTGATGGAATAGAAAGAAATATTGTTTTTCCAATAAGAGGGTCAAATAATAGTCAAAATACATTTTTTTCAGTTAGAGCTTCACAAAGAGCAACATTGCAAGATGTTGTTAAATTATATTCACCTAATCCACAATATGGAGAAGACGCAATAGATAATATAATAAAATATACCGTAAAAGATAATTCTTTTACAACAAATTCAAATGTTTTAGTTTATAATCCTGGCTTGCCTGTTCAAGAAAACATATCAACCATACCAGATTTGCAAACAAAATTTATCAAAATAAATAATAATGCGCCAAGTTCTTGCGGTTATTTAGTAAATAAATATTCAAATTCTAATTTAAAAATTAATTTTTATAATGATGCTGTTGTAAGCGATTATATTTTTAGATGTAATAACTCTGATTTATCAGTTACTCCACAATGGATAGGTAAAGATTCTGGATCAACAACTATAGTAACTTTAACTGGAGATGGAACATATGTTTCAGACTTTGAGGGATTAGGTTATAAAGCAATATCGTTACCTGCTACAAAATATTTACAAGGATCATTTTCTTCATCAGTTAATTGTACTGATTTTGATTTATTTATAGTTGGTTGTTTTAAAGGAGCATCTTATGACGAGCAGATTTTTAAAATGTTGAATTGGTATAGTTCATCAAATAACGTTAGTAATAAAAATGTTCTTTTGCGACCATTTTTAAATACGGCTTATAAAGCTTTTTCAAAAGAAAATAATATTTTTAGTTTCTTCTTCTCGTTATTGTATGATGGTCTTATAAATAATAAAGATAAGCCTACTTTTTATCAAGCTACAAATGATCCAGCTTTGATCAGTTCGTATTCTCAAATTTCTAAACAATTAAATGGTGCTGGCAATTATTATCCTTTTATTTTAAATATACAAAGATCTAATAATATATATTCAATTTTTATTAATGGTGAAAGATATTGCATTTATGGTCTTCCTGATAAATTAAAATATATAAATAATTTGAATAACACAACTCTACAGTTAAAAAATGAGGGTGGGGTTTTAACTAATTATTTTTTTGATATTATATTTTATAATAGAACTTTGTATAATAATGAAAGATTGCAAATGTATAACTCATTAAACAAACAGTATTTAAAACTATTTGCTGGAGAAACTGGCTCTTCTCTGCTTGTCGATAGTCAAATTCAATTGCCAAATATTTTTAATTTGGCTGGTAAAATAAATACACAAATATAATGAATACTTTATTTAAACTTAATAATTATGTTGTAATAGATTTATTTGAAATAGAATTGGAATCTAATGAAGGTTATTTGAGATTTCATGGATCTAAAAACTTCAACCAAAATTTAATTTTTCAAAATAAAGAGTATATTTTTATACCTTGTGAATTTTCACAATTTGAAACTACGTCAGATGGAAGACAAGGAAGACCAAAGATAAAAATAGGAAATGTAAATAATTATTTTTCAAGAGTCCTTCAAGATAGAGGTGATTTAATTGGAAAAAATTTTAATAGAAAAAAGATACTAGCTAAGGATTTGGATATGGTTAATTTCACAGATGGTAAAAATCCTTTTGGTGTTTCTAATTTTAATACTTATATTTCTTTTGATAAATTAATTATTAATGCAAAATTAACTGAGAATTTAAATGAAGTAGAATTAGAATTAGTTACCAAGGTTGATGTTCAAACATTGACGATTCCAGCGAGAAAGGTGACAAATGACACATGTTCATGGAATTATCGTTGCTATGGTTGTAATTATGGAAATACAAGAACATATGCTGGTCCTAATTTAGGCATAACAATAGGAGGTGGATTTCAAAGTATTTTAGGAGTACCGATTGCAGATGAGAACGATAAAATATTTATAACCACATATAATCAATTTTCTAATAATGGAAATTATGGTTTAACTTCTTTAACATATAAAGCAGAATGGTTAGAAACAACAGTATATAATAAAGGAGATTTTGTTTATTTAGACGCTTTGTTTGATACGAATTTAGAATCGGAAGAAGCGATTTTATCCCCATTAAATAGAAATAAAAATTATTTTGTTTGTATTGCTGATGGTATTGTAAATAAAAATCCTTTAAAAAATACTGATGTTTGGAAACAAGACAAATGCTCTAAAACTTTACAAGGATGCAATCTTAGATTTGGAAATAACACTAGTAGAGCTTTTACAAATGGTTCCTCATACCTTCCATTTGGAGCTTTCCCAGCTACATTCCCCTACAATAATGAAATTACCAAATCGAATATGTGAGGAAATAAAGCAGTATTCTTTAAGTAATAAAACTGTAGAAGTTTGCGGTTTTGTTGTAAAAAAAGATGATTTGATTTCTTTTATTCCAGTTGATAATAAACATCCAGATAAAGAGAATTTTTTTCTTATATCTCCAGAGGATTATTTAAAAATAAAAAAAGAATATGTTATCTTGTTTTTGTTTCATAGTCACCCTTTGGATGCGCCGTTTTCTAATTTTGATTTAAAATATCAAAAATATCATAATATAAATATGCTGTTGTATAATGTAGCCGCAGATTTGTTTCAAGAAAAATGTGTAAATATAGATTAATATGGTAAACGTCAAACTTCATGGTATTTTTGAAGAATTCGTTAAAACAGATTGGCTTTTAAACGTCAAAACTGTTGGAGAGGCTTTTGAAGCTATAGAGGCTAATAGTAATAAAATGTTAACAGCTTTAGGTAATATGCAAGAATATTTGACTCATTTTATTATATATGTTGATGATAAAATTATGCCTCCAGAATATTTAAACTCTCCTATTTTAAAGAAAAATTCAAAAATTGAAGTTGTTCCTTTAATGATTGGTGCGCTTGTTGATTGGTTTGTTTATTTAATAATAATGCTTATTGCTATTGGTATTCAAATGTTAGTAACTCGTCTGATGTCTCCAAAAGCTCCAAAAGATATAAAAAATAATTCTAGAATGTTTTCTGGATATGAAAATGTTACAAAGCGTAATGTGGCTATTCCAATTGGCTATGGAAGACTGAAAATTGGAAGCGTTGTTGTATCTAATGATTTACAGATAAAAGGTGTTATAGATAATCCAGCAGGTGTGATTGGTTTAGGTGGTAATTTTATTGGCGGAGGAGTGTTAACAAGAAAAATTAATTAATAATATGCCTAGTTATAGAGAAAATATTAATAGTTTAGCGGACGCTCCTTCGACTGAAGAAGGTCAAGGCTTAATAAATTATAGTATAGAAAAAAATAATGATGGTTCTTTTACTATAACTACGAATGGAACGTCTGTAAATAGCGCGGTCGGAGCAAGTACGAATTTAAATTTAAATAGTACTCAGGGCGCAACATCACAAACAAACATCAATACGAATCAACAAACAAGTGATGTAAAAATTTATTTGAATGAAAATTTATATGGTCCTATTAGTTTAGCAGGTAGTCCATCTGATAGTGCAAGAAATAGAACATTAGATACAGAAAGTTTATATATAAGTTCAGATTTATTGTGTGAAGGTCCAATAGAAGGTTTGGTTGATCCAGATGGATCTACATTAAATTATTTATCTTTAGATTCTAGCGTTGCTAATGCCAGTTCTTCTTTGGCTTATGGGATGTACTATAATGATACCCCCATTAGAGATAAAAAAACTAATTTTTTAAATTTTTCTGCTGCTAACTTTTTAGTTTCTTATGGTCAAGAAATTGATAATTTAAATAGTACTCCAAGCGCTGTTTATAGTTATGGATCTAGAATATATGATTTAGATACAGATCCTGGTATTACTGAATTTAAGCTTTATCAGTTTGATGAAGCTTTATTCACAGATTCAACATCAAGCGCTTTGCAACAAAAACTAATAAACGCTAGAAATATATCAAGAAATTTTTCTCATTATGTAAAAAATAAATACGTTACTAAAGCAACAGTAAATATAAAAGTAGATAACTGTTTTTATATTGGTGGCGAAGGCAGTACATATAGTAATCATGTCAGATTTGTAGTTTGTGTAACTAACTTATTTACTAGAACTAGAGTTTACTATTTTTTTCAAGGTTACTTTGTTGTTAAAGGTAATCCAACTTTGATTCCTATAGAAATTGAATTTGGCAAAAAGAATGATTTAAAATCAAATAATCCAGAATATATAATTAATGTTTACAGTGTAGAAAAAAGACTCTCAGCTTCTGACGAAAAAACTAATAATTTTGCAAAAGAGTTTTCTGTAGACTCTGTGGTTGAAAAAATTGATTATAGATTTTCTTATCCATATTCAGCGATATGTGAAAATAAAATAAGTTCAAAGCATTTTTCCAGCATTCCAGTAAGAAGTTTTGATTGTAAATTGTTAAAAATTAAAGTTCCTGAAAATTATGACGCTGATATTCGTGAGTATATCGGTGATTGGAATGGCAATTTCAGTAAAACTTTAAAATGGACAGATAATCCAGCGTGGATATTTTATGACTTGTGTTTAAATAGTAGATATGGTCTTGCTAAAACTTATATGACAGAAAACGATTTGAATAAATGGGAGATATTAAAAATATCTAAATTTTGTGATGAATTGGTGGTGACTAATGCTGCAACAAAATACATTGCTAATGATTTTACTTACGATAATAATTTAAAGATAGATGAAAAAAATTATAATACTATTACATTTGAATGGTCTAAATCAATTAATGAATTAAGAGACGCATATCCTGAAAATGGTATTTTATTTTTATACGAT